TCATGATTTCAATAATATAGACAGTTTAATAGAATATATCAAAAAAGTCGATAATGATGATGATTTATATAATTCATTTATGAATAAACCTATTTTTTCTGAAAAATGGCTAAATATTTTCAAGGATCCACAAGCAACTTTTTTCAAAAATATTGCTCAAAAAATAATGACTTAACTTCTCTTATTCCTTGAATTTATATACGCTTTTTTATTGAATTTATATTTTTTAGTCCTAACCAAAATCTTTCAATCGCATCAAGCATTTCTTCACAATTGTATAGAAACAACTCCTCATCCTTTATACGATTGGAAAAGTATACATCTTTTAATTCTTTTTCTGTATGAGCCGCATGTTCCTTTTCTAATTGCGAATGAAATTTCCAAAAAGCCATTGGTAGTGGCTTCTCATTATTATTTATTCTTTTCTTGTTTATTTTATTAAACCCTTCGATTAATTCATCCCAAAAACCTGCTTGTGCCCAATTTTCAATAGCATATGATGCCGCAAGTGCTGTACTATCATCTTGACTACCATATAATCTTTCTAACTCATCACAGAAGTACAACGTCGATTTACTACCTAGACATCTCTTACCAAGCTCATTATACTCTAAACCTAAACCCTTTCCTACATCAAGTAACCATTCAAAATGAGCATGCTTTGAACTATAAGTTCCACCCTCTATAGAACCATTTGAATTAAATACTACCCCTAACTCATTACACAATATTTCCTTCCCATTTCGCATCTCACTCTTGCTTGGAGCATTTATAATTTTCAATAATTGTGATACCAAAAATAATTGACTAAATACACTAAATTGTTGTACAAAAATTGATTGTTCTTTTAAACTTATATTTCCTTTTGAAAATTCTTTTGTATAAGCATTATCTGTAACAACCGGATGAGATAATACTACTTTTGAAACTTTTCTATGAAATTTCCTCCATCTATGTTCATACACTAAATTAATAGGAAATTTGTATGAAAATCCTGTACATAATAACAAATATATCTTCATTTATTTTTAATACTATTTTTGGCTTATATAGAGCTGTTTACCGTATATTTAAATTATTCATTTTTTAATTCATATTTTTTCGGTAATTATGAGATTTATATAATTTCAATGGGAATAATTAATGTAAATAATTCAACAATATATGTTTGTAAAAATCCAAGATGGGTAAATGATTATAACAATTACATAGTATCTTTACTAAAATATGTAATTAAAAAACATAACTTATCAATAAATATCATATTAGGCCACAACGCTTGTAGATATAAAATTCGGGGATCAAATGTTTTTCCTAAAAAACAAAAAACTATTAATATAAATATTAATTATGAACATACTCTTGTAACAGATGATAAAAATACTGATAGTAAACACCCAAAAAGTAATATAATTTTTAATAATTCCAGTTATTTAATAAGAATTGATAAAATAGAAGTTTTAAGAAATAGCCATATATTATTAGACTATTGTATTCCTAATGTATATAATGTAAAGACCAATTCACATTATTATAATCTATCTAAAAATCATATTTATATAGCACCATCTTTGTATGAAAATATTTTTATTAATCATAATAATCGAAAAATTGATTCATTAACAACATTTCTTAATGTATTTGGACGAAGAAAAAGACTTCTTGACAATATTCGTGGAAGTAGTTTAAAACATTCTAATATTAATACATGTTTTACTAAACAAAATATACAAAATTTATACAAAAATACTAAAATATTGATAAATATACATCAAAACGACAATACTAACTCATTTGAAGAATTAAGATGTTTACCCGCATTACAAAATGGTGTAATAATTGTTTCAGAAGAATCTCCATTATCAAATGTTCTACCATATAATGATCTTATAATATGGACTAAATATGATAATATTATCACTAAAACAAAAGAAGTTTTAAACAATTATGAAGAATATTATAACAAAATTTTTAGTAAAAATAATATAAATATCTTAAAAAATATAGACTCTAACAATAAAAAAGATATTGAAACTAAGATACTTGATAGAATTAAAGTAGTATCCTAATCATTAGTATACTTAGTTTTCATTATATTCTATCTTATGTTTAATAGTTTTGTGAATTTAGCTTATCTCTTATAATAGTATACAATTTATCATAGTCAGAATAGTCATTTATTACAAAATTAAATCTATTGTCTTCCATATTTACAACATCATTTTCAGTAATTGAATTTGAATGATTAAAATGCTCTTTCGATTTTTTACCATATTTTGAAATTAAACGATTAATTCTTTCATTTTCATTAATATTTATTTTACAAATAAACCAGCCATCTAACATAAGAGTATCATACTCATTTTTCAATCTTAAATCATCTACTACAACATTTTCTGAATTTTCAATGCTTTTAAACATAGCTCTAATCCATACATTTTCATCAATTTCTCTCATCTTTGTAGCAAAATCAATTAATAAACCACGATCTTTATAATTCATATTGAAAAGTTCTTTTGCAAGAGATTTTAATTTACCAGCAAAAGAAGCTCTCTTGAAAGAAAATCTTTTACAAATTTCATCTGCTAAATATGTTTTTCCACTACCCATTTTTCCAGATATAGCAATTTTCATATTTATATTCTTTTTTGAATAATACTTAATCTTAATCATTTTTAAATTTATCATGACTTAAAATACAGTTTTTAGAGAACATATTTTATATGATTATAAAATGACAAACAAAACTAGATTAAACAACCACTTAAAAAAACGCGAGATTAAGGAAAGAACTGAAATTGTACAAGGTGAAATTGTAGAATTACAAACTTTGATTGGTAATGAACTTGAAAGCTATTATATGCGTACAAAAAATCTTAGTGAAGATGCTTTGACCATGTTTTGGAAACCTAAAGTCGCCGCAACAAATGCTCAAGATGGTCATGATATGATTGATGCTGCTGTAGATGGATACAAAAATGTTTTAGAAAGCCTAACACAAGGTTATAATCATGTTCAATCTGCCAATGATACGTTTAAAGAATCTGATTGGCTTGAATTGAAAGATAAAATTAATGGCCAATTAAAAGCGATTGAAACAATATCGCAATTTACAGAATATAACGGACAAGTCCTTATTAATGGTGAATATTTAAGCTCAACAAGACAACCAAGTGCTAATTTTTTAGTTGGTGTTAAACCAAGTGATGTAGTTTCATTTACTCCTAAAAACATGCATCCATCTGTACTTGGTTATGTTGTTTTAGATGAACCAATAATTGCTGATGATGGAATAACATCTGTTGATGAAGTATATATTGACCATTTTTCAAAAAATGGTCACGATGGAGTATCTCTTTCAATATCTACAACACAAATTGCTACTGTTGCAATGAAATCCATTAATAAAGCCATTGCATACGTAAAAGAAACCCTTTCTGATTCAAATTTAATTCAAGATGATTTACTAAGAATTAAAGGTTTTATGGAACAAAAAGCTGATAAAGGAGCGACTTTCTTACAAAAATTCAAAAATGATAGAGCACTTGAATTAGCTCAAGAACTTGAAGATCTTGAGGGTCAATTAGAATTACTTGGTACTATGGAACGTTAAATAGAATTTTTCCTTCTCCTATTATAATATAGAATTCTATCATTTTCATTAGCTACTTTACATACACAATACTTATGACACACCATTGGCGAATGCCATAAAATATCTACTAATAAAGGTATACCATTCAATCGCCTCCATTTTTTTTGTACATATCCTTTTATAAATTCCCTATTTATAATTGGTATTTCGTGCTCAGGAATAAATGACACTATATATCTATAAATATCCATTATTATACTGTATTAAAATCACTGTAAAACTTTTAATTTTCGTTGTTAAACAACTATGACTGATATTGTATCACTATTATCAATAGCATCATGTTCTTTAATTTCTATAATTGCTCAAATACAAAATTCTAGATGTAGAAAAATAAAAATCTGTTTTGGAGCATTTCAGTGTATCAGAAATGTCGATGATGATGATGATGGACAAAGAATTGTTAACATACCTTTTAACGATTCATAAATTTACTAAACAAGTCAATCCAATATATGAAACAATATGTAACTTCAAATTAAAAACTCTTGTATAAAACATAATTTTTTTTGGCTTTATATAATCCGATATTATTGATGAACATGATATATAAGAATGAAATCCTATATTTATAATATTTGTAGTATACAGAAATTTTGAAAAATAACTTTTTTGTAAACTATTATTATCATTAAAATTGTTGTTTATTAAACATATACTTGTTAAAGGTATTAACAATTTAGTTGAACTATGATATGGTTTTATCATATATGTAACTTTGTCTGGACTAAGTATATGTTTTAGTAACATAAGATAAAAACAAAGTATTAAGCTTAAATCCATTTTTGTTAATTAAATGAAGCCACAAATATCACCACATGTATCCATCTATAAATTTCCTATTACTGCAATTTCTTCTATTACAAATAGAATTACTGGATTCACATTATCAGGCGGATTAATTTTACTTGGAATTTCATCATTTTATCCTAAAAAACAAGAAATGCTACTTAAACAATACAATAATTCAAACATTTTTCTCAAATATTCAATTTTTACAATGTTATATTTTCCAGTTAATTTTCACGTTTTAGGCGGATTTAGACATATTATATGGGATATTAAACCAAATCTTTTAAAAAATAAAAAAGTTGCTAATAGTTCATATGCTTTGTTTGGTTTTAGTAGCATATTAAGTTTTTTAATGGTTTATTTTACAAATATTGATAATAATTAATTCATTTCCATTATTTCTTTTGAAGCTTTTGTTCTTGCAATAACTATGTCTAAAGCATCCATTTTTGATATTGGTAAATTATTTTGTTCGTAAATATAATTCAATAATTTCAAAGCTTGAGCAGAATAACTCCATTCATTATCATACCAAATTGTAAATTTGAAATTATTATCTCCCATTTCTAAACAAGCATTACTATCTACTATAGTTGGATTTTTTGTAGTACAAAAATCAGTGCTTACTAAATGTTCATCATCAGATACAACAATTTCTTCTCTTTTTCTAAGAAATTCTAAAATATTTGATAAAGTTTCATTTTTATTTAGTCGAATATTCATATCAACCATACTAACATTTCCAGTTGGTACTCTTACAGAAGTTCCATATATTTTTCCATTCAGTTCTGGTAAAATTTTTATAGCAGATTTGCTTGCACCAGTAGTAGCCGGTATTATATTATTAAAAACACTTCGATGATTCCTTTTTTTTAGATGGGGATTATCTAATACACTTTGACTTGCTGTTGCCGCATGAACTGTTATAAAATTACAATGTTCAATACCATATTTTTCATTCAATAATTTTATTAGTGGTACAATACAATTAGTAGTACAACTTGAGTTACTTACAATTTGTTCACCATTATATTTTAAATGATTTCCATTATATAAATATTGTGGTATAATACTGTCTTTACTTGGAGCACACATTATCATATAATCAGCATTATGTTGTAATGCGCTACTTTTTGTTAAAAATTTACCAGTTGTTTCAAATACATATTTTGAATCAGAATATTTCCACATATTTTTATTCGGTATTCTTGCATCAAAAAAATCTATTACATTTCCATTAATATTCACTTTATTATCGCTTACTACTTGTACATTAATTTTTTCTGTTTTGTGAAAACTATCGTTATTTATATAAGATTCTATTTTTCTAATATCAAAACCTGGAAAATTAATAGCTTTTACTCTAATATTTTTACTTTCTAAAGACTGCTTTAAAATAGATTTACCAATTCGTCCAAAACCATTTATACCAATTCGAATCATTTATATAATCAAATATTTATAAATCATACAAAGTAGTACACATCTTTAAAAATTTTTGATGTATAACACAATTTATTTTGATTTTTTCTCAGAATTTTATAAATTCAAATTTTATTTTTTTTGTTTTTTTGTTTTTTAATGGGGAAAGGAATTTTTAGGGATAATAA